TATAAGATTCGCTCAAATAGAAAACTGGATTAGAAGATGTACCTAAAATTTTATAAGTACCACCTCTTATACGAATTTCAATATTTAATGGACCGGTATAATTTTTTGCTAAATCGGCTGCTTTTTGTAGTGTTTTAACTGGTCCTGTTAGTCCACCAACACTTGGGTTTTCGCCACTCCAAGAATCGTTTCCATCATTTACAGAAACGTAAATGTTATAAGTTGCATTACCACCACAAGTTCCTATAGCTTGTTGTTGGCTTATTGTCCAAATATTTGGATTTGCTCCATCTGTGTATATTGAGTTGTCAGTAATGTAATCAAAAGACAATCCATCCGCAGCACAACGAGCAAAGAATTGATTTACACTAGTTTTAGCATCTGCTATTATGTTTTCGTGCCATGCTGAAAATGGTAGTTTTTGTGATTGTGTAAAATCTGGATACTTTAAATTTGTATTGTTTACGCTTATTCCTTCAAGATCTGCATAGTAATCAATATAAGTTAAAGGACTCCAATTTACATTTACTGGTGCTGCTGACCAAAAAGTTGTTTGTAATACTCTTCTACCTTGTGGAACTTCTAATAACTTATTTTTAAAATTTGTATAATTTATAGCACTAACATATTCATTGGTCCAAGCCTCATTATCAGTGGTCGTAGTACCAACCCATCCACCCATATTATCGACCCAAATCATAGGAACAACAGAAGTTGCATTTTCATCAACCTCACGTATCCATGCGGCGGCAAATACTTCATAGTCTGCGGCATCTATGTTTGTCGATAAATCTGCTTCATCTTGTGCTGGTGGATTTATTAAACTTTGATCATATTGATCGTTTAATCCAAATACTTCTGTTGCAAGATATGTGAATCTGGAAGCAATTAATTTCATTCCAGAATAATCCCAATGCACAAAGTCTTTATTTCTAAAGTTTACAGTATTATTCCAGATAGAATCTGCATTTAATGAAGCATCTGAAGTTTTTACCCAATATAAAAGATTATCCTCATTTGCAAGTTCACCAATTGCCACATTAAATTTTTGGAAAATTGGAACTCTATCCATTAAATAAGTAATAAGAATTGGAGCATTAAAACCAACTGCATTTCTCATGTTTGTGAAATGAGCACGCATTTGAGTTTTCCAACTCTCAATATCTTCTTCAGTAAATGGATCTTCCCAAATACCAGTATCTACCCATTGTTTAATTTTACCATTTTCGTACAAATTTCCGGGAGCATGTGCTCTGTCAAACGCATATGCGTCATTAATACCAATCGTTAAACATATAAAAATATTTGCAGATGCACCAACTTGTGCTTTTGCTGCATCTACTCTTTCAACAAATTTTTCCCAATAACCAGTTGTAGTATTACTGTCGGTATCCCAATCAAAAACAGTAGAACCACCCATTGCAACTTTGCACAAATAAACTTCACTATTTCCAAAATATCCACTATCAACTTCATTAGCAAATCCCAATTCAAAGCCATGTGGATATCCACCAACTGCTGTTGTGCCCCACGGATATGCGTTCCAATATGAAGCATCAGTTACATCTGCGTATGGTGGTTGTGGAAGATGACCTAAGAAGTTATTACCATTAAATCCAAATCTCAAAGATTCAAAAGTCAAATTATTGTTGTTTAATATTTGAACATTATTTCTTTGATTTAATTCTGATGCCAATGCACTACCATTGTAAGCAAATCCACCAGCATTAGATTCACCAGTAATAATAAACAAAACTGGATCAGGATTTACTGTGTTATCGGTTTCTTGTTGCACTTCATCCGTTGGTGTTGGTGGTGCATCTGGCAAAGAACCCAATGCTTGATTAAAAATATTATTTGGGTTATTTAAAAATGAACCCAAGAAACCCTGAACAGATTGTTTTTGAATATTAGAATTAATATTTGGCATAATTATAAGTCGTAAAGTAAAGGCTCTGCTCTATATGGAGCGTATTCTGGTATTATATCTATAATGGAATCGGTAGATGGTCCTGTTTCTGGGCTGTAATCTGTGGGATTATCATCCGTCGTTGGTTCGGTTGGTATAATTACTTCTTGTAAAAATCTCAAAACAGGTTCAGATTCGCCAATCCTATCGGCACTAGTAAATATTCTATCACTTTCTCGAATTATTTCTGCGTTTACAACTCTTCCAGAAAATGGATCTGGTTTTGGTTTTATTGGTCTAATACTTGGAGTAGATGTAGCAGCGAACAGATCTCGACTTTCTTGCAGTAAATCTAAAACATCATATCGATAAAATGGTTTATATCCGGCAGGGTGTACTGTTTGTTTTAATATTTCTGAATATGAAAGAGGAGTTATTGAAGATCCTATTTCATAAGAATTTTGTTGATAGTAAAAATTGTCGGGAAGTATTGCAATTTCAGATAATAGTGATTTTTTTGTAGAATAACGACCTTCATCTTTAAACAAATAGCCAGTTTGGTATGATATCCTACAATCATATGATAATTGAGGACCTGGGTTATTTTCGTTTTCTGGGTGTGGATTATTTAATTGTGTTGTGTAGTAACTTATATTGGTTTCTGTGTAATCGTATCCCGGATCTAATATTTTAACTTTTAATATTTCACCCAATTCGCTAACACTTTCCACAATTCCTCTAAATCCACTACCGAGTGCTTTAATGACAATTTCTGGATACTCTACATTTTGAACACATCCACTGCATGTATATTTTGTAGTACTACCATAACCACTTAGTATCAGTTTATCTCCATATTTGAAATCGTATTTTCCATAACCTAGTGCATTTTCGCATGTATTTAATTCTGTTCCAACTATCATAGAAAACAATTTTAATTCTACTTGTTGTGTTATTCCTTCAACAACTTCGTCATAGAATACTGAAGAATCTGTCAATTGACCATATACGTCACTTAAATGAGCAGTTGTTACGTTTCTTCCAGTACCAAAGAAAAATGAAACATCTTCTACTACTGCAAAGAAAGACTTATTACCATTTGCATCAAGACCATAAATCTCTTTACCAATTAAAAATCCACAGTTATCTTCTGTTAAATTTTGTATTCTTATAAATGTTGGTACTACCCATTTCCCTTGTGATGCTGTTATAATTTTTTCTCTAGGATATGAAAGAGTTATTTCCGCATCAAACATCAATCTAAACAAAAATCTAAAAGAATCTTCGGTTCCTTTTCTTTTATAAAAATCTCTAATTCTTTTTATAATTTTTGTAATATCAACTTTGTTTCCAGTTTCCTTGTCTGTTGCAAATTTTTTAGGAAAAACTGCAAGATATGTTTCATAAAATTTATCAATTAACTCTGGTGGAACAGTATCTACATCCAAGAATTGTTCAATAGAGTGTGGAATGTAATTTACATTTTTACTTAATTCCATCCATCTATAATATTCTTTAACAAATTCTACAAATACACCATATTCATATTGCAAGAAATCAGGTATAGTAGCACTTACTACAGAAGATAATTGATTTTTTAATTCTAACGTAATAGGTTTTGTTGAAAAATATATTGTTTTTCTAGTATTTGGTAATTCTTTGCCATATTTGTTTCTAATATAGCAAGTTAAAACGTGATTACCTTCAGTCAAAGTTACATTAAATAAATCTACTCTATTAGTTTTTTCATAAACCGAATTGCCGATTTCAAAAACTACAGTTGAAAACAAACCATCAGTATCTCGCACTTCGTAATTTATAGTTACTAAATCCGAAAAAACTATATCATTTGCGACCGGAGTTTTAATCTTTAATTCGATCATTTAATTGGTTTTCTATAAGCAGTTTCTGTCAAGTTGATAACAACAGAATTAGGATCATCACTATCTATTGTTAAAATTGTATCAGGATTTACAAACACATCAGAATCTACTACGTTAGCAAAAAACTTTATAAATGGGTTATTTTCTTCATTAATTTGTGGTTTAAATTTTGTAAGAGATAAAATACCAGTTTCATAATCTATACTACCAATATATTCTGGTGCATTTTCGGTTAAATCTATGTTTGAAAATTTCCCAATGCTATATTCTTTATTACCATTTTCAAAAGCAAGATATAATTTACCAGAACCATTATCATATATTCTGCAAAGTCTTATGTTATTTTGATAATCGTAATAGTTGAATCTTGAAGACTTTATATTTGGTTTATCAATACTATCACTTTTGACTATTTCATTTTGGAAATTAATAGTGTAATCTACAGCCGTTCCATAAACAGGAGTTAATCTGTATTCTAGTTGGGGAGTGACAGTAACACTTAACAAAGAAGTGTCAGTATTTTTAATAGTATTTTCCAATTCATTTACTATCAAATCTGCATCAAAAACATCCAAATTTGTTTGAATGTATTCATTTATTGCACTGATTATTTTAGTCTTAAGACTTTCAATTGAGCCATTTGTTTTAATGATATCGACTTTAGCATCACAATTGATTATTAAATAAATCAAATTGGGATCTACTAATTCTGGTATTATTCCTACAACTGCTCTATTTTTTGTCAGAGAACGCAATATAGCATTTTTTTCTGTGTTTGAAAGTGCTGCTCTGTTTTCTGGTTTTATTGATATAAAGATCTTTCCATAAGCGGGTGGTGTATTATCTTCTCCTCCCCAACATTTTATAAAAGAAAAATCATTTTGCAAGACTATAGAATAATCGTCAGCAGTTACGGCACGCTCTTGAGTACTAAATGCCTTTGGTGCTTTGTATTTAATAGATTGAGTGGTTTCACGACTTGAACCACCATATGATGGAGTTCTCACTATAACTGTTGTATTTGGTAGAGATGGAGAAGTAAATACTCTTGCACCTTCTTCATCATTTACTCCTATTTCGTTTGCTTCTTCCCCATTAGTTTCTAAAAATGTAATTATTACTAAATTACCTTCATTTAAAGATTGTCCTATTATACCATCTCCAAAATATATTCTATAGTTCTCATCTGGTCCCTCTTCTAGAAAATATACTTTAGAAGAACCGTCAACCATTACCATATTTTTTGCTTCTTCCCAAACATCATTTATGCCTGAAGAATCACTTGTAGAATTTTGTACTCTTACGGAAATTGTATTTGTGTCGATATTAGTACTTCTTAAAGTTATTTTTTGTGTTGGATTGGAACCATTTATCACAAAATTTACGGTTTTAAACGTACCTTCTTTTAAAACTATACTACCTGTTGTATAAGTTTCCACTAAACCAGTGGTTTCATTGTAAGTATTGGGAGTATAAACCGCATCATTTAAGTTGTAAAAATAATAAACACTATTATCTTTGTTAACTTTAAATGCTGTATTTTTTGGTATTGTATAAGAAGACAATCCACCATTAGAATTTGCATCAATTAAAACTTCTACCGCACATGTTGCTGATCGTGAAGATTCGGGAGTATATCCTAAATTTTTAGCAATTGAAACTACGGATGATCTTTTTTGAGCCGTGTCCAAAAAAGCTTCATTAAATGTTATGTTATTGTATAATGATTGGTAATGTGTGTTATATGCCAGTATGTCTAAAAGAATGTTTAATGTAGATCCCTCAAAATTATAGGAATTAAATTTATCTTGCGACTTTAGAAAAGTTATTAAATTCTGTTTAATGTCGCTATAGTCTAATTTTGAAAAATCTGGTTTCATCTGATCCTCTCAAGATTTATTTGCAAGTTTTGCAATTCTTCTGATGCTTGGTTTCTTAAAGAAAACGTTATATCAATTTGCAGTAAATTTTTTTCATATAAACTTTCAACTTCTACTTTTTGCAACTTGATTCTGGGTTCATATACTGAAATTATATATTCAATTTTTTTAGAAATAATGTCTTTTAAAATTGGATCTGGGAAATTTTCAAATAAAACCTCATTTAATCCTACATCAATTTTAGGATCAAAGGGTTTATCAAATCTTTTCA